CAACAGGCTTATGCTGAGTTACAGGGTCAAACCATACAGTATTTAAAAGACCAACTTACCAAAGGCTCTGGTGGTCAACTATCCTTTGCAAAACTTAACAACGCTATTGATACGCTAGACCGCGAAGATAAATTAACTTATATGTTTGGCAAGCAAGGTCGAGAGACTTTGGTTGAGGTAAGAGATGCGGTTAAAGATGCTTTGGTAAAACCGCCAGGCTCTGTAAATTACTCCAACTCTGGAAATGTAGTTATGAGGGGATTGGATAAACTAGCCAAGTTGAATTTTCCTCTTGCTAAAACACTTTCAGAAACAGCCGAAAAAAGCCAATTAAGTAAACAAGTTGAAGAAGCGATCAAGTATGACGCTATGACCAAAGCATTGTCAAAATAAGGAAAAACCATGTCGTACAACGGAAGTGGAACATTTAACATCAACACTACTGGTCAACCAGTAGTAGCAGGCACAGTCATATCGTCTTCAGCGTTTAATGCGTTGACTACTGACTTAGCCACAGGACTGACAACCGCCATCACCAAAGACGGACAGACCACCACAACGGCTCGGATTACCTTTGCCCAAGGCATTACTTCTAGCCTAGTAACGGATTCTTCTAGCATTTCCACAGGCTCAATCATTACTGGTGGTGGTGTAGGTATAGCCAAGGCTCTTTATGTGGGTACAACGGCTAATGTGGCGGGTGCTGTGACGCTTGGCGGTATAGCAACCTTTAGCGCACAACCGATCTTCTCTAGTTTGACAGCATCTAGCGCGGTTGCTACGGATGCCTCTAAGGGTTTGGTAAGCGTTACTAACACGGGTACTGGTAACAATGTATTGGCTACCTCTCCAACCATTACAACTCCAACTATCAGTTCACTTTCATCTGCATCTGCTACTGCGCTAACTTTGCAGTCTGCTGGCACTACTGGAATTACTGTTGCCACTAATGGTTCTGTTGGAATTGGTACTGCATCACCTAGTGATGTTTTAACAGTTGCTGGAAATGATGCTTTTATTCGAGTTGATAGAACCGCAAATGAGCCTGGAATAGATTTACGAGTTAGTGGTTCAACTACAAATAAAGGCGTAATTGCAGTTACAACTGGTGGCGCAATGTATTTTACTACTGGTGGAAATACAGAGCGTATGCGTATCAATGCTGGTGCGCCAATCCTTTGTTTGGCTGGCGGTAGCACTACGGCAACAGGTACAGGCATCGCTTTCCCCGCAACCCAATCAGCATCATCTGACGCAAACACATTGGATGATTATGAGGAGGGGACTTTTACTCCTACGGCATCATCTTCAAGTGGTTCATTAACTTCTTATACAAGTAGTGGTCGTTACATAAAAATTGGACAAATGGTTTGGGTGCAATGCGGAATAAGTATTGTTACTTCTGGTACTGCTGGTGGAAGTTTAAGTATTGGAAATTTTCCTTTTACATATTCAGGTTCTAATGTAAATAAAAATCAATTAGCAGGAACAGTCAGAGAAACTGGGCAAACAGGAGTTTATTATGGGTCTTTTATGAACGCTGGTAATAATTCAATAACTGTTCAAACCTTAACTGCGGGAGCGATTGTTTGGACAGCGTTATATGAATACGCACTATATGTTTGTTATCAAACAACTTAATTAACTAGCGTGGATTCGTTAGTCGGACACTTAACAAAAGGGAAATCAAAATGGCACTCACAGAAACCAAGGTCATTGATCAAATCACAGTCACCGAAAACGGCATAGTTTTTTATCGGGAAGCAACACGCATCCTAAAAGATGGTGAGCAGATAGCACAAACATACCATCGTACTAGCCTAACACCAGCACAAGATTTAACAGGTCAACCAGCCAATGTAGTGGCAATATGTAATGCGGCATGGACACCAACAGTCATTGCGGCTTATCAAGCGCAAGTGGCGGCACAACAGCAACAAAATGCTTGAGGATACTGAGACACGCCTAGCGATTCACGAAGTTCTGTGCTCGGAAAGATACAAGCGCATAGACGAGTCTTTGTCTACGGGTGAAAAGCGCATGACCAAAATAGAGTATTTGCTTTATGCGGTTATTGCTTGCGTGTTGCTCGGGCCTGGCGTGGCTGCCGAGTTTGTCAAGAAACTAATCGGAGTGTGACATTGACCCTTTCTCTCTTCTTATGTTGGCACAAGGGGCTGTCTCTGCTATCAAGCAGGGGTGCGCTATGTTGCACGAAGGGAGAATGCAGCTAGAAGGTGCTAAAAAAACTATCGAGGGCGTACAAGCCGACCTTAAAGCAATTAAGGGCATCTGGGATTGGGTACTTGGGTTGTTTGTTAGCAAGCCTGCAAAGCCTGCCGAAACCAAGCCTGTGGCGAAAGCGAAAGCCCCCAAAAAGGATGAATCCTACGAAGCCCTCGAACTGGAAACAATCAAGAATGTCGGAATTCAACTTGGAAACTTCTTTGACATACAAGCCCAATTAACCAACTACTACGCCTCTTTGGAGGCAGAGTCTAAGGAACGCTATGACCCAACTCAAAACACTTCTAAAAAGGCTATTGAACGCGCCTTGGTGGAACTCCAAATGGAAAACCTTGATGCACAAATTCGGGAACAAATGACTGTCTATGCGCCAGCAGAACTAAAGGCGATATACACAAGATTTTTGAAGATGTATGCGAGGATTCAACAAGAACAGGAATGGGCTAGAGCAGAAGAAGTCAGAAAGATGAGACTAGCGCGTTGGCAAAAAGAACAGGAAGAGATCAGGGCTATTGAGTTAACAAGTGGGGTGATTGGCGTGGTATTCATATCATTACTTTTTGGGTGGCTAATGTGGCAACTACGCGCCTTATCGGGTGGGTTTTAGGATGTGTAGCGTTGTGCGTCATTGTTGCAACGACTTCCATTGCCTATATTGAAACCATGTATATGAAAGCCCAACTCAAGCGAGAGATCAAAGAATTGAGAACACTTAAACAAGAACTCAAGGAGGCTAAATGATTCCAATAGGCGCACTTTTAGACATTGGTGGAAAGATACTAGACAAGGTATTTCCAGACCCCGCACAGGCAGAGCAAGCCAAACTCAAGCTGCTTGAGATGCAACAAAATGGCGAGTTAGCAAAACTTAATGCTGATGTGGCTGAACAACATGAATTGACCGAAAGACTTAAAGCAGACATGGGTTCTGACTCTTGGTTGTCCAAAAACATCCGTCCTATGACCTTGGTGTTTATTCTGCTTACCTACACAACCTTTGCCATGATGAGCGCATGGGATATTGAGGTAAATAACAACTATGTAGAACTACTAGGTCAATGGGGAATGTTGATTATGTCGTTTTACTTTGGGGGTAGAACGCTAGAGAAAATTATGGACATGAAGGCTAAAAAATGACCCAACTAAGCGAACACTTTACTTTAGAAGAACTAACACACACCGACCATCGGGAACTAGAAAACACACCAAATGAACAAGAACTTGCAAACCTTAAAAGATTGGCTGAATTCCTTGAAAGAGTCAAAACTGTGCTTGGCGGTAAGCCAATCATGGTTAACTCTGCGTTCCGCAGTAAAATGGTTAATGACGCGGTAGGCTCAAAAGATACCTCTCAGCATAGAGTAGGGTGCGCTGCCGATCTGAGAGTGCCTGGCATGACCCCTGATGAAGTGGTGAAGGCTATCATTTTGTCTGGGATAGGGTATGACCAAGTAATTAGGGAGTTTGATCGTTGGACGCATATTTCTATACCCAACAAGATGTTTGACTCTCCCCGTAAACAAGCCCTTATCATTGATAAACAAGGGACTAGGGTCTACGGCTAATCCTCTGCACTCATCCAAAGAACTGCGATTAGTATGCCTGCGCCTACAAACGCGCCAATAAGTAGCACAACAATAATGGTAAGAATACTAGTTAGCATCTCGACTCCTTATATCGTAAAACCAATCATCTGACGCAACCCACTTGCGTGACCCGTCCACCGAGTAGGTCTGGGTGGCAACATTAAAATCAGGTGTTAGTGTTCCTGACACTAGACTTTGGTCGTACCAGATGCACCGATTGTTAGGTTGGCAAGCAAACTGCCCGTTGTCGAGTTTAATGAAATTAAAGGATTTGTGTTCCTCTGCGGTCTCAGAAAAACCCGTATCAATGTCGGTCTGGTCAGCACAAAAGTCCACAGTAAACATATAAGTCCCAAAGTGCCATTGGCGGTCTTTACCAAACACCTTGACACTTAGATTCCTGAGTAAAACCTTTTCAATGATGGTAAACCGATACCCTAGACAATCCCACAACTGGAGAGCGTCAATAGGTAAGTCCCCACCATCTTTCCAACAATAAGCATGGATGGGCAGCTTGTCATACAAAGCCCCATATCTAGGTAAGAGAGACTCAATCCTAAACACTTGCCCTCGGATGGCTTTGAGAGACACCCAGATGCAGGGTTCTAATTCTCCATGACCTTTGTGTTGGTCATACAGGAATTCTTTGCGTATAAAGCATTTTAAAGGTGGCAGAGAGCCTATTAAATAACTCATTTAGCCCTCGCATAAACATAAAAGTGTCGCACCCGCACATCGCGTTTTTGTATTATTTTGGGGGCTGACCAAAAATGAGGGTAAAAGGTTTTCATAAAGTCTTTGTGAAAGGCGTTCAAAAGTTCTTCTCCTTGAGGCGTTGTTCAATGGCAATGATTAAAGCTGCCAAGGGCATTGGGTCATGCAAGAACTTTCTTTGTTCCTCATTTGTCAGTCCCACCCAAGGCTTTTTGTAATCTTGAATATCGTCATCTTCAGCAGCATTACGTCTGATCTCACGCAAGATTCGTTCAAATTCCTCATCTTCTGGGGTCATTTTTGCCTCGTAAAAAGATCAAGTGCCACTTTTCTCCAAAGGTTTTTAGCCTCTCGGTGTTGGGCGCACATGGGACAGTTTTGGATGGTTTGTAAGATTTCTTGTTTAACAATAAACTTTCTTACATCTTCTCTAAGCTGCTGATGCTCGGGCAGATCATAGATTTCTTTGGTAATGCTTTCTGTAATCACAGCAATTCCCTCTGGATTGGGGTTATCTTCCACTCGCGTTCTAAGCGGTTAGATTTTGACTTAACCACATTCCCCGTCAAGCAGATTTCCCCCTCTCTCTCCAACTCATGCAACCGCCTAGCGACTTGCATGGACTCCAAACCAGTATGGTGAGCAATACCATCCTTACCTAGACTCCCGTGGTCTTTGAGGCATTGGATGATCTTGGTGGCGTGGGCTTTAGCAAGGTCTTTGGCAGACCCCGCAGCCACCCAACTTGTCATTGGGTCGCTATTTCTTACTCTTGGGTGATCAAAAGTCGATAGATTCATCGAAGTCTGCCTTTGGCTTTGGTGCGTTCATATATGCCCAACCAGACCACCCACCCTCAACAATGGGCATACAGTCAAACTTAATCATTGGGCCGTTCTTGGTCTCGATAACCGAGCCTATGCGCTGATAGCGGTTTTTTTCTTGTCCGTCTTTATTGGTGTATTTGCCAGTAATGACAGAGATTTCGTATTGGGTTTTAGACATTTTTCACTTTCAGATTAGTTAACTTTGCTACTTTAATTTCCAATTCCTCAAGGAAACTGATTACCTCTTCTTCTAACATTGCCACATAAGTTTGATTAAATTCCACCCTTTTGACAAACAATTGAAGGTCGATTGGTAATCTTGGGTCGTAGGATATGAAATCACAATATTGCCTCTCACAACATCTAAGCTGCCATTGAATTTGCGGAAGATATTTGATAGGCACTTTGTCTAACAATAAGTTCTCTATTTGCGTATTTGTTTGGGGGCATTTCACTTCACAAATAATATTGTTTGATACCAATCCGTCAGGACTTGCGCCAGACATTGCAATTGTTGGGTGATCAACAAACCCCACAGCCTCAACCAAGACATTAGTGGCATTCTCGTAAGCCGAAATTGCAAGGGCTTCATTGGCTACACCCCACTCCATTGCACTATTTGTAAAAGACTCTGCCTTTTGACCAGTAAGGCGTTCACAGATCAATTGAGCCATATAGTTATCCCGACTAGCGGAATAACCTGATTTGGTCTTGGCAATCACATCTGCCACCCGACTAGCGGTAACTTTGCCCAGACGGGCTGTGAACCAGGCATCCGAGCGTTGTTCTATATCGTTCATTCTGTTCTCGCTTTCATCATTGCGTCTGCCCATTCGTAGGCTCTTTTAGTTGCGTCTGTTAGGCCAAGAACACCGATAAGTTCTTGCATAGCCTTTGCCGCGAAGTAATCACGCAACCCCATGCCTTCTTGTGCAAACTGTGATGTACCGCTATGCGGTCTTGGAAATGCAGGTGTATCTTTCATTTGAGTTTCCTTTTCATCAAGTCTTTTGCACCAGTAACAGCCTCTAACCATTCCTTGTCCGTACCCGCAGACTTATAAGCCTCTTTAAAGCGCGTCTGGAGTTCCTCTAGCGTGGTGGACTCGCTAATAGAGGTGATGTGGTCTTGCATCTGGTTGTGGTTGGCTTTTTTGGTTTCGTCTTCTGGCAAGTCTTCGCCTGCATAAATGTAAAGACCTAAACCATGCAAACTTAACGCTTTGGTCATGCAGCGCATAATGGCTGTGTTAACTGCAAAAGCATCTGGATTCACTATTGCTTGGTTTTTGTAATTCATAACAGGCAATTGGCAAGTCATTGGCTTGTCAAATATGGTGACAGTAACCCATACCATTGCTGTGCCATTGATCTCCATAAAGCATTTTTGCTCGCCTTCAAGACTTCCAAACATTTCTACCCTATAAGTAGCCTTTGGGTCGGCTTTAAGGGCTTCCGCCCATGCCCATGCCCAAGATAGATAGGACAAGTTGTTTTTCTTTTCAATGTGATCGTTCACATTGGTTTTAAGTAATGTTTCAATACTCATGACCAGTTCTCCATTCTGCACACTCGTGAAATTGTTGATTTGCTTACATTAAATTCAAAAGATAATTCTTTTAAAGTCATACCATTTGCGCGTTTTTGCCTTATGTTTTCTGCAATTGACTGGGTTAACTTTGCTCTGCCATTAGTTTCGCCACAACCAATTTGTTTACGCCTACCTTTAATTTTCATATCAGCCATATTTGATTTATGGTCGGCTTGAAACAAATGAGATGGATTACAACAACTAGGCTGGTCGCAAGTGTGGCAAACGCATTTGTTTAAAAACAAAGAATTTCCTGCCAAAACAAAAGCTGCCCTATGCGTTAAGACAGAAGTTGGGCCAATACGGATAGAGCCATAACCAGATTGATTTACAGACTTATTCCAAAACCAACAAGAATCAGTTTTGGTTAAGTTGTTCCAAAGAAGATATGGTTTTTTAGCCAACATTTCCAAAGAGACAAGTTGTTTCATTTAATTTCCTGTAATTAAAAAGGCAAAGATAAGACCGCAGACAAAGCCAGATAACCAAAACAATACTTTGTCAACAAGTGTGGGGGCGGGGGTGTATGGGCCATCTAGCCCATGTTGGATGTATTTAGAGTGTTTCATGCGTAGTCCTGTTTAGCGTAGTAACGATCAAGTGCGACTGTGAGTTTGTTTTCCTCAAGTTCAATCAGACAAGCCTTTTCGTACTGGCGTTCAAAGTTTTGAATAACTTGATCGCGTAGCATCTCGGTGACTAACTGACCACCGATATAAGCAAAGTGAAGACTCTGCGAGTAGGGGTCAAAGAAGCAATCAACTTCTGTAAAGTCGCATATACAAGTCATGCGATCAAAGTCTGTGTGTTCGTCTGCGTAATCTTTAATCATGCTGACACCTCAACATTAGTTGTGTATTTTTCTTCATGGACATTTTTAATGCGAACAACCATTTTTTCATTGATCATCCATTGCAAAACACCGCGAACTACTAACCAATTTTTTACAGGAATTTTTGCTTGGTTGACAGATTGAATAATGTCATCCCAATCACATAAGCCATCTTTAAATGCGCTTTGTATTGCTACTAGTATTTTTTCATTCTTAGTCATATTGACTCCTTAAAAGACCGCTTGCTAATTGCTACGGCATGGATAGAAGTATAAGCCAACTTATAACCATGTCAACAATTATTTTGTAGGTAGTTTCCCTAATGTTGTTTAAGCGCACTTATGTAGAATATCGGGCATGACAAAAGAACATCTTATCCGTCTGGCAGGCTCACAGCGTGATCTTGCCGACATATTGGGCATCAGCCAAGCTGCGGTTTCGCAATGGAAGACTGTTCCCAAGGCAAGGATGT